TCAACATCAATGCTAAAGTCTGAGCCTTGGTCCACCTCAATATTGTAGTGTGCTGCTGCCATATTCTTATTTTCTCCTTATTCTTAATTATACTAGAGTTAGAGATGAATGTCAAGATAAATTTTTTGACACCTCCACTTAAATTGAGAGTTATTTTACATGTATAGTATTAACGATTTGGCTGATGAAATGAAAGTGTGGCAGATAGCCACGCCTATTATTAAGGTTTTGGAAATTTGTCTTTAACAGCTTTTCTACCTAAGTAGAAATTTGATGTTTTAGCATCTTCCCCTAACTTACCTGAAGTTATATCATGATAAAGCAGATCTAACTGCTCTTCGATTAATGCATAGTACGAGTACCTTTTAGTACTATATGTAGCTCCTGACTTTGTTAAATTTACATTCATTCTCCATACCTCTTAACTGTTAATTCTTGTATATAATCATAGTAATATCGTTTTTTTAAAACTACTGAAAATCCACCTGCTTCTTGTGCTGTAAATGTTAATGTTGTATCTGACATAGTACCTGTTGATGTTCCATCTAAAAATACTTCTGTTCCTGCTGGTACCCCTGTTACTGTGACAGTAGCGTCGAGATCTGGTGTAGTAGTGCTAAAACTAGGAGTAAATGCTGTTTTTTCAACAATATCATCTCCATCACTATTCATATAAAATTTTTCTCCTACAGGAGTTTCTGAACAATCTACAGCAGCATAATCAAGACCATGAGTATTTTTCTGCTCTGTCTTAATAGCATCAGTTATACCCGCAGTACTTGACCACGTAATTTCTTTATTGCTATCATAAAATATGTTATATATTGTCATACGCCTCTACCTCCAGTAAAGTCTGGTTCATTAAAAATTATATAAGAATAGTAAATAGTGGCTTGAGCATAAGTAGTAGCTTGATTTTGTATTACTATTGCATTGGTACTACTATGATACCATCTTAATCCACCTCTATATGGTCTATCTATAGGAAAGGCTTCTACCATATGTTCTGACCAACAAGGACTATATACTTCTGTTGCTAATCCGCTTGTAATTGTATGGGTCCATCTGATGGCTACTACTGGATTATATCCTAAATTATGAGTAATTGTAATATCAGCTCCGTTCCATACTATAGAACCTTGTCCATAAGTTGCTATAGACCAGCCCGTCCCAGTTCTGGAATCAAATAATAATCCATCATCAGTTAAGACATCGTCCCCATCTTTACTAACATACAGACCATAACCGCCTGTTGCTCTATTTCCTACTAGTACTCTATTTGCCATCAGTATAAAGAATCCCCGCTTAATCTTTTAAAAATTGTCATTGAATAATTACCACCTATTCCTAAATCAGTCGCAACTGTACTATCCGCATCAGTACTTGTAAATTTAACTGCTTTTTTACCATTAGAAGATAAAGAAACAGCTGCTTGAGGGTGTCCTACATATGCAAATACATTATCTCCTAAGTCTTGAAAACTAACAGTAGATGTTGCTCCAGCTGAAAGAGTAAAATCATTTAATACAGTTGGAGCGGTAGTTCCAGTTCCACCACTAAAAGGAACAGTTTGATGTATTCCATTAGCAGCAAAAGGACTACTAGTTGAATCTAAAGTTGAAAAAGTTAAATCTTCAATATCACAATCTAATACATTTGCTCCAGGTTTAGATACATATAATCCATATCCTCCTGATGTTCTGTTTCCTAATAATACTCTATTTGCCATAATTAAAAATAAGTGCTTGTCATATATCCATATGCGCAGGGTACTTTTAGTACCGTAAAATGTAAGTTAGTACAAGCTTGGTCTCCTCCAAAATGTGCTTCAGTAGAATTACGTCTATCCTCATAAACATAAGTACCTGTACTATAATCTAAATATATAGGCATTATTACACTAGAAGTTGTTTTCATAACATCTACTCTACTCTGCCAAATTTCATGAGTATCACCTGATTGAGTATAAGCTGCCCGCCATTCTCCTGCATAATCTTCATTACAAATAGCTAAAGGAATATATCCAAGATTGTCTTTACTTCCTGTTGTTAAAAAACTTTGACTATTTCCTGAAGTAATATTTAAAGGACCACCACCTGCATAAACTTGTCCTGTACCGCTAGCTTTTTCTCTACTATCAAATAGTAACTCTTTATCAGCACAGTCTAATACATTACTATTTGCTTTAGAAATGTACAATCCGTAGCCTCCTGTCGCTCTATTTCCTAATAATACTCTATTTGTTGCCATAATTTAATCCGATATTACTATTCTATTATTTGCTCCATCAATAAGAATCTTTGCTCCGCTTCCTACAGTTTGTGTAACTGTTAATGTTCCTGCTGTTAATTTACCAATAGACATATTACTTATTTTTGCATTTGTTACTGATCCAGCTGATATATGTAAAGTATCAATACTATCACTTACTATTTCTGCTGTATCAATTGAATTAGAAGCTATTTTAGCTGCTGTAATTGCATCTGCTGCTATCATAGCTGTACTAATAGTACCTGCTAAAATACTGGCATTTGTTATTGTATTAGCTGCTATTTTAGCTTCTGTAATTGCATCAGCTGCTATTAGTGCAGTAGTAATTTGCAGTGCTGCTATTTTTGCAGTAGTAATTTGACCTGCTCCTATATGAGCTGTATCTATAGCTCCGTTTGCAATTTCACTACTATCAACTGCTCCAGCTACAATTTTTGCAGATGTAATAGCATCTGCATTTATTTTTGCAGTTGTTATAGCTCCAGATGATATATGTAGTGCATCAATACTACCACTTACTATTTCTGCTGTATCAATTGAATTAGAAGCTATTTCTACACTTGTAATTGAACCTGAAACAATATTTAATGCTGCAATACTATTTGTTGCTATTGCTTCTGCTCCAATAGAATTAGTAGATATATTTACTGCTCCAATAGCATTAGCAGCCACTTCTGAACTTCCTATAGCATCTGCTGCTATATTACCTGCTGCTATAGTATCTGCTGCTATTTCTGTAGTTGTAATTGAAGCTGCGACAATAGCTATTGCTCCAATAGAGTTAGTTGCAACTGAAGCAGATGTAACTGAATTTGAAGCGATTGCTTCTGTTACTACTGCATTTGTTAGTATTTGTACTCCTGTAACAGCATTTTGAGCAATGATTACAGCATTTACTGTATTTGCTGCTATTTGAGTAGTTCCAATAGCATTTGCTAAAATACTTACTGCTGTAATTGAATTTGATACTATTTCTGAAGTATTAACTTGATTAGCTCCGATATGAACTGAAGTTACTGAATTTGCTGTTAAAGAAACACTTGGCCCATTTGCTGCTGATATTTGCGTAGAAGTTATTGTGTTCGCAAATATATTTGCAGCAGTAATTGTATTTCCTGCTATTTCTGCATTTGTTATAGTTCCACCAACTATATTTGCAGCAACAATAGAATTAGCCTCTATTTTTGCATTTGTAATAGCATCGGCTGCTATCTGAGCTGTGTCTATGGCTCCTGCCGCTATATTGGTTCCTGTAATTGTAGTTGTAGCAATATCACTTCCAGTAACTTGATCTGCCTTATAGCTAGCTAAAGGCTTAAGAGTATAATTGGTACTACCATCTGTAGTCATCTCTCCAATTATACCATCAAATATATAATTAGGTTTAAAACTTTGATATGCAGCAGTAGCCCCCGAATAAGTTCGACCGCTAGCTGCATCAACTATCATTACCGTATCAGAAGTAATTTTTGTAACTCTAAAATAGTCACTTGTAGCATTATAAGTAGTTCCTGAACCTATTTTTATAAAATCTCCAACAACAAAATCTCCATCAAAATTTGTACTACTTCCTGTAACTTTTGTTTCTCCTGCGGTTATAGACACAGTACCACTAGCTGCTGTTAATCCATTAGTTGAAGCTCCTACTTCTATCCAATATGTAAACCTAGTTTCTACTCCAGAAGTTCCACTAGTAGTTGTAGTATCTGTTTTTAGTTGTATTGCCTTTAAGTCTGGTACACTATAATCTACTACTAGATATGCTGTGGCACTTGCTCCCATACCTACAAAAGTTTGAGTACCTTTAGCTGCACTAGCAGATGAAACAGTTAATATTTTTCCTATTGGATTTGTATAAGTATAAGTTTGAGTTGCCCCTGCTCCAAGAGACACTACACCACTAGATTGACTCATAGTGGTACTTAATTCTCCTCCAGTTGGTACTAAATATGTTCTAATAGCTGGGTGAGTAGGCATATTTGTTCCTGTTGCCCCTTCTACTACTACCCATTTAGAATAATTACCTAATGTATTTACAGTTCTAACTCTAACTCTATATGTTCCTATAGAAATACTAGGTATTTCAATACTAGTTTCTGACCCATTTACAGTTATTAATTCATAAGCATCAGATTTAACTAATTTACGACTAAAAGTGTGTTCTACTTCATATCCTGCAATATAATCATATCTAGTATTTATGGCATTTCCAGCACTATCTGTCCTGGAAGTTACTGGAGCTGCCCAACTAACTATTGCTTGAAGATTTTGAACAGGATCTGATATAAGAGAAGATGTAGTATCTGAGGGATTTCCTGCAGTTTGTATAGATACTTCAACAGCAACTCCTGTAGGGGCAGGTACTGTGTCACCAAATTTAAGGGGCTCAACTGTTGGAGCTTCTATTTTCCAACCTCTATCTACTGCATTAAATTTATCATCAATATATTCTAATGCAGTAATTGCAAATTCTGGGTTTTTATTATCTTCTATTATACTAGATATTTGATATTTTTTGGCACTTCCAGTTACATCTTCTGCAACATCCCCTGAAGTTGAAGAAGAAACTATAAGTGCCCAAATAACATCTGGATTTGGAGTTGAAGTAAAAGCAGTATCCACACTTAAACTACTAACTGAGCCCGCATTAGTATCTACCGTCTGTCTTTCAACTCTTGATGTTTCAGAAAAATATGTATGTATTGCTACATTACTTGTATTTCTTAAATTTGCTGCTCCATCTTGAGTTTTTATAAAAGTAAGTAAATCACCATTTTTAACTCCAGTAGTATTAGAAGCTAGTCCATTTATTTTACAGGTAGCTTTTGTACCTGAAGTAGTAAATGCTCCATAATTTGCTGTAGTAATATCATCATTATCAGTATAACCATAACCTTTATTATTGATACTGATACTTGATACTGCATTACTTGAAACTGTAACATTTACTGTTAAATCTTTACCTGTTCCACCTGTTGTTGGAATTTTAGTATAAGTTCCATTAGTATAACCACCTCCTCCAGATAAAGTATCTAAAGCTGCTGCGTGCCCACCAAATGTTTGACCTGAATAAGAAGTAGCACTATTATCTGTTAAATAACAGCCCTCTTCTGGATATATTAATGTTAATTCATAAGTTTTACCTGATGCTAAAGTAATAGTTCTATCTAATGGTATATTAGTGGTATTTCTAGTTCCTGTATTTGATACTCTACCACTAAATTGTACTCTATGTCTGTCTGCATCATTTACTTCTATAACATCTCCTGGTCTTAAAAATCCTGCATTTAAACCAGTTTTAAAACTAACAATTTCTTTTTGAAGTTTTTCACTAAGTAGATGCCATTTACCATATCTTTTAGCTTGAGCTTCAGAAGTACAACCATAAGCTACAACATTTTTTGATGTAATTTTATTTAAATCAACTATATTTTGAGTATCTTCAATTATATGAACATTTTGTCTATATAATATAGAAGGATCATTCCAAGTTACTTTTACTTGATTAGTTCTTAGCTTCTTTGAGCTTCCTGTATAACCAAAAGCTCCACCTATAACATTACCTTTAGTAAAAGTAAATACAGAATCTTTTTCTCTATCTGTTGAAGCAGTTAATTTACCGTTATACCAATATAATAATCCTCTAAAAACTGAAGCAAAATCCTTTGTAACTTTAAATGCTTGTTGTGAATTAGAAAGATAAATATTGGCTGAGAATCGAGGTTCTGTACCTCCTTTTCCATCATCTAGTAATTCATCACAATATTGAGCAATTTGATATAATTCATACTTATCAATATCTGAAGAAGAAATGTGGTTTCCTAATCCATATCTTTTATTAGTACATAAGTCATAAAATACCCATGCAGGATTATCTGTCCATACTTTTTGATAATTAACACTAGAATAATCAAAAGTAGAAACATCTCCTCTCATATTTCCGTCCCAATTTTGATAACTGCCTGCATTAGCTCCTGTAGTAACATTTCTAGTATAAGAAGCGTCAGAAGTTGAAGTTAATTCATATCTTCCATGATAATTAGTAGGAACTTGACATTTTATCCCTCTAATCTCATACTGTCTTTTAGGTAATGAAGTAGAAGTAAAATCCGAAGCATTCATAGCTATACCAGATATTGCTGCATGAGGATAATGCAACCATTCATGTATTTGAGCTTCTACGGCAAATAATATTGAATCATTTTGAAATTGCCAATCTCCATCTTGGGATAAAGGATTATCTGCTGTTACTTTTTTTATTATAAGTCTCCAATTATCAAAAGGTTTCCACCTCTCAATTGGAATTATCCATTCCTCAAAAAAAGCAGATTTACTATAAGTAACTATATATCCATTATTTGGAGTCTTTAACTTTGAACAATTAAAATTAACAGGTCCCCATGCATGATGGGCTTTTTGCATTCCAGTATTAAATTTAAGTAGAGCATCACTTGTTCCTCTAGTATTTATAACATCATCTGTCGGTCCAACAATTTGTACTGTATTATAACTCGAACCATTATCTCTACTATATTCGAAAAACATTTGAAATTCTGCATGCCCTGCACTTTTTTCTCCTGCACTTTCAGTTTTTATTTTTTGACCATACATTCCACCAGGAAATTTCATAGTTAGTTTCAAAGTATCTATATCTGAAGCATTAGTAAGCGACATTCCTTTAGAATCAGTACCAGTAGCAGTTATAATTGTATCATTTGCTTGCCCTTCTGAAGGATCGTAATCACTAGTTAATTCTGTATCATTATAATCATCTGGTATATTACTAAGAGTTTGCCAATGATTACTTTGCTTAATAGCTTCGTTTGGTGTTATTGCAAAAGCAGCACTAGGAGTAAGAGTTTCTCCATATCTAGGAATTGCCATTTGATTTTGAGTACCAGTTCTAAAATTAACATGAATATTTTTAAAATTTAAAAAATCTTGAAAAGTTTCTGAAGTAACTTTAGGAGTAGATATTTGACCTGGTCCTCCTGAAACTGCTAATACAGGAGCGGTTTCAACTGTTAAAGTTGTAGAACTATTATATGCGGTTACTTTACTAACATAATCACACCATATAGTTTTATGTGCAACAGTTGTAGAAAGCGGAGGAGATATTGTTGCTGAAGTTCCAGAGGCTCTATCAATCATCCTACCTACATATTCTGTTCCTGCAGGACCTCCTCCTGTTATTCTAATTCTATTATATAATCCATTATTCACATCATCTGCTAACATAGCATCTGTAAAAAAGGAAGAAGTAGTAGTAATAGTACTTTCTCCTTTTGTACCGCTTGCTCCTGCATTTGAACTATTTCCTGCTAAAGTAGCTAATGCTTTTTGAATTCTTATATACCGATCTCCATCATCAGTAGAATGATATGTACTAGAAAAATCGGAAGGTACAGTTATAGTTGTATTACTAGCTGAACATGTTATTCCGTCTTTTGTTCTTTTAGGCTTATAAATATTCCATTGATCCTTGTCTATTAAAGGAGTACCATTTAGATGTATGCTATTTAGACCATTATGTAACCCATATATTGGACCTTCAGAAAGCATATCATACATAACAGCAGATTGCTCTCTATTAGGAGCATTTCTATCGTTTGCATCTGATTTGATACCTTTTACATCTACTTCTATTTGTTTATCTAATGCCATATTATTTCTCTAGCGCTCATAGTCATCTATTATTGTTCCTACATCACCGTCTTCATTTTCATTATTGTTATTTGAATCGCCACCACCACTGTCATCATCTCCTGAATCTGAACCGGTATCAGCTGCTAAATACACTTCACCGTCCCATGCGTTTGGATTATCACTTCCGAATACCATATTATTAGTTGGTTCTAATTTATATGCTCCAAATCCAAAAGTTATAGGAGTTCCCGAAACCATAAGTTTTCCATAACAAATAGGTACTGGTTGACCATGTTTTAAAGTAGCGGCAGGGCCCCCAAACATTGCTCCTTCTTCTTCTTTATCAGTACTTGGTTCTTTTGTTAAAAGTTGAGTAATACCCATCATTGCCATATTTATTCCTACCATATATAACATATTTGTAGCTTGTGTATAGAAAAAAGTTGCTATTGTAGCCTCTCCTGTACCAGCTGTTGCAGCTGTTGCAGCTGTTGCAGCCTCCGGGAACATCTGAGGCATGTAATAAGCTATAACTAGAAGAACTACAGCAATAAGTATTTTTTCTACAGGCCCTCTTGAACCTTTAGGAATAGGAGTTACTACAATATCTTCTCCTTTTAAATTATATAAAAGAAGTTCTGATGCCTCTAAGGCTTCTCCCGCTAATTTAACTGAAAATTCTCCTTGTGCATTATCTTGACTGAAATAGTCCAAATATTCATTAGGTTTATTTGCATGAACAATGCGAAAGGCATCAGCAATAGTTGGAGCATTAACACTCCATTCCTCTCCGAGGGCTTCTCCCGCTGATCCTTGAAATATAAGTTTTCTATTCATTTGGTTTTAATATTGTTAATTCTTTATCGGGTAAACTGAAAATGTAATAATCTAAATTTATAAGATTACAATTTTGCCGATCTACTTCGCTTGGTTCTGACGAACAATCTGGGTGACTGTGTATGATTGCCAAAGGTTTTGATTTTAAACTTATACGCATATATTCTATATGGTCAAATTTAAAATGATCATTATTTTCAGCAATATTAGTAACAGGATACCACTTATGTTCATTATTCTCTAGAACTATTACTCCACACCCTTCTCTCGGGTATTCCCTGTCTAAGTGTGAGTATATTTGTTCTTTAAGAGTAGCGTCGAGCACCTGGAAATCCTCCGAATGGAAGAGACCATCTATCGACAGGAGCTGCTTTCATAGTTGAACTTGCTGTGCCTGAAGTTATAGGTGCTGAATTATATCTCATAGCACAACCTGTAAGGGTCTTACTACAAGCATCTCCAAGTTCCCAATAAGTACTTTCACCAGGTGTTTTATTTAAATTTGTATGTTTTGTTTTCCATAATTTAGTCAAACTATCAGCTGTATATTGAACATAAGGATTTAGCTTATCATCAGTATAAGCATAATAAGTAGTACTGTCTGCCCAAGTTGTATATACTACTATTCTATTAAAATAAACACTACCATCAGTTGGAGTTCCAGCAACTGATTTAGCTGCTGCTTTTTTACATTGCCAATACTCTGTTACAGTTTGACTTCCTGTTTGAGTACCATTTATATTATATCTAATTGCATCTGTTTTTGAAGTAGAATAATAACCATTCAAAGTTAAAGTAGTCCCACTACTTACTCCTGCATATGCAGTAAAACTAGTGGTAGATACAACTACTCTTTCGTCATCTACATTAACCCAATTTTTATAAGTAGTACCGTCAAGAAATAATCTACCTTGAACATCTACAGTACAAGCTCCTACTCTATCAGCTTCATCTTTATCATAGCTTGCCCCTTTATAAATCCATGAACAAGCATTGGCCATAGCATGTCTTGCAGGTAAAGTTATCCCTATTAAGTCATGAGAAGCCGCAAGTTCAAAAGTTACTATTGATGCACTTTCTGAATGTATTCTATCAATATACCATATTTCGCTTGGAAATTCTACTGGAGGACTTTGATCACTTGCTTGCCCATATAAATATTTTATTAAAGTGCTTCTTCGAGTAACTTTATTTCCTAATAAATCATCATTTGATAAACCACCTAATGCATCTCCAAAAGTTGTCAGTACATTTGCTACAGTCATTTTAGGTCTAGGAATTGAGCCTGTAGTAGCTTTTTTAAAACCAGTCATTTGTATAGGAAGTGCTGAATATGTACGAATTGTACTAGGGGTAGTTTTATCTCTAAATTGAACAGTAGTTAAATCTGTTTCTAATCCTGCATGAAAATAAATACTTGTAGATGAAGTTAATTCTATCTCATAGAGATGAACTAATCCTGAACCAGGCTCCTGCTTCTGTACATCTTCTATTATCGCATTTGTTGTCATGCTTCATAAATCCTTCTAAAAGTTGCAGTTGCAGAATAATAATCTCCGAATGTAAAAGTCTTATTCCAGGAATCACATACTACTTTAACAGTAGATTCTCCACTATTATTTGAATCAGGAATAGTATAATTAAAAGCAGTTACTCCTGCTTTATTTTCAAAAAATGCTACAATATCATCTATCTCTTCTTTTGTTCTATTATTAAAAGTTATACTAAAAGTTTCTCCTAAAACATTTAATCCATTTGCAAGTCTTTGTTCGTATCCATCCCCAAATTTTGATAAATGAACTGCGGGCTTTGTAGCCCTAGTCATAGATTTGTCAGGTCTTCTAACTGTACTTGTTAAATCTGTAAATCCTACTGCCATATTATCCTCCGAATGGGCTTAGTAAGCCGCCCGGTCTTTGTTGTACTGCTATTTCTTCTGTTACTGCTTGTTGCAGAGCCATTCCTAAAGCTTCTCCTGTTTCATCATTTGTAGTAACATCTCCACCACCTTCCATATTTACATTAATTGTAGTATTATAATTACCACCAATTCTCTTTCCTTTAGGTATTACAATTTCTCCTGGTGTTAATAATGATGGAACTGAGTCTCTACTACCTGTTCCAGGTACAAACTTAGCTCCTGCTGAGCCTGTTCCACCTGCGTATTTTCTTACGACACCACCACTTGCTCCGCCTCCAAGCCAACTAAACGCCTTACCAAGCCAACCAAATCCCTTTCCTATACCACCACCCAGCATATTATTGAAATCCAACATATCTTTCATGAAAAATTTATTTTCTTCTAATGCTTTATATATAGCAGGATAATTCTCACCGGTAAGCTCTGTTGTTAATGGTCCCAGGTTTTTATCCAAGCCTTCCGCTCCCTTTACTCCTTTCTCAGTTAAAGGAACTCCTTCTTTATATTGTACCATACCTTTAAGTATCTCTTGTATACCTGCTGGATCAATTCTTACAAACAGAGCCTTTTCTGCAGTACTACCATCAGGTATTGCTGCTCCTATCTTTGCAATTTTTTCTGCACTTGCTCCACTTGCTTTAATTTTAGCCATTCTATCCTGTAAACCTGTTCCTTTTCTTCCAAATGAAAATATAGTATCCCATAAACCACCTATTAAACCTTTATTTGCTCCTCCACCTTCCTTTAAAGCCATCTTAGCTTCTGATTTCATATCAAAATATAAACCAAGAGCATCTTTATTAGCATTAAATGCTGTTCCATATGCTTGATCTCCAAATAAAACATTCATAAGTTGATTAGTTAATACATCAGCCATTCCCTGAGCTACAGTCTGATGTAAACTTTCAGCTATATTTTTCATTGCATCTCTAACACTAGTATTCTCTTTCATTATAAGAGCCTTTAATTCTGATGCAACTCCTGACTCTAATTTTCCTTTTGCTTGCTCTCCTGCTTGTTTCCATATACTTAACCTTTGTTGAGCAATTTCTAATTTTTGATTTTCTAGTTGTAAATCTAACTTTGATGCATCTATGGCTTCCTTTATACTATCTTGTTGAACACCTTTTGTAGTAAGTGATAATTGATATTCTAAACCTCTTAATAACATTATCTTTCGCTCAAAAGCTTCTTCTTGTTTCATATATGCTAATCTTTGTTTTGCTAATTTTGTTGCTTTTGTAGGGTCTGTCAATTTTGCAGAACGTATATCGTATAAAAGCCCTTTTTTCTTTGACTCAGCAGTTTTCTCATTTAATGTTTTAAGTTCTTTTGTTACTGCTAGTGCAAAATCTAACATTTTTTGTCTTTTTTCTTGATCGGGCCCTTCTGCAACGATTGTTGTGCCCTCAAGTTTAGCAGTATTCTTTATAATTAGATCATATGCTTTAATAATCTTTTCAAAAGGTAATTTTTTATAAGCATTAACTTGATTATTTATTTCTAAATTTAATTGCTTATATCCTTCTGTTAAAGCTTTAGAGTTCGCCAGTCCCTCAACCATCTTATTACTCGTATTCAGCAACTGTATCCCATGCTCTTTTGTTAAGCTATTTGTCCTAATTAATTCCTGTCCAAATTCTTTAAATTCAGGAGCTAATTTTGACGCCAATATTAGACTTACTCCCAGTTCCTCAGTCATCTTTTTTATAATAGCGGGATTTGCCCCTGCCAGCATAGCATCTTGTATTGCCGTCATAGAACCATAAATATCTAAACTATTTATTGCATTACCTGCAAATTCTATTTGTTCTTTATAAGTTTGGAGCAGTTCATTTTGTTTAGCCCATACTATATTCATCTTCTCTAATTCACCATGTAAAGTTTTTTGAACATCTATAAACTTTCTAGCCTCTTCATTTGCCTCTCTTATAGCCTCATCAACAGGGTTAAATTTTTCATATACCCACCTAGCTGCATCTACAAGTATAGATACCATAAATAAAATACCACTAAGCTTAAAGGCCAAATTCATAGCTTTACCCATTTTTGTAGCTAAACCTATCATTGCTCCCTTAAAACTTACATAAGCTGATTTTACAGAAGCTAGTGCTACTTTAAAATGTGCTTTCCAAGAAGTTACAACGGCTTTAGATCTTTCACCCCAAGTAATTTCTCCTCTCGTCATAATCTGTAAACGTCTTTTTTGCGAATTAATAATATCCTGATCTGCCTTTGCATATCTACCTGTTCTTTTTTTGAGTCCTGCATCTATTTGTTTTTGTGCATGATCCAAAGCTCTTTTTTCTCCTGCCATTCCTGTTCCAGTCACTCTTCCAACACCGCCATATTTTTTAGCAGTTTGTGCATATCGTTTTTGAGCTCTATCAAAATTTTGTTGCCTTTGATCCATAGCTTTTTTATCAGCTTTAACTGCATTTCGTACATTTTGTTTTTCTTTGTCTAAAGCTACTTTATTTAAACGAACAGTCTCTCGCATTTTATCGCCCCATTTACTTAAAGCTGGAATCATCATTTTAATAATAGGTACTGCAAAAAGCATCAGTCCTAGTCCAAATGTGACCATATTTTTAGAGAAATATATAGCTAAAGGCTCTAAAACATTTGCTAGAAAACCTCTTAGTACATTTGTTAAATCATCAAAAGATTTTGCAAATTTATTGAAAGCATTAGTACTAGGATCCATGATAGCATTAATTTTACCATATTTATCCTCAGCTTGACCTAAAACTTCATTAGTTACTGCTTGAGTCTTTTCAAAAGTACTTAACTCTTCTTTAGATTTTCCTAAAGCTGCCGCATATTTCTTAGTTGCTATTTCAAGTCTTAAAATAATACCTAATTCATCTAATAGTTCTGGTTCTGCTTTTGTAGTACCACGAATTAATCTGTTAAATGAGTCTACTAAATCTCTACCTAGTGCTATTGAGACTTGTTTTGCTGCACCTGCTAATCTTTCTAATTGTTCAGGACTTAATCCCGCAGCTGTACCAATAGCAACTGCTTGTGCAGCATCTTTAAAAGTAATTTGAGCATCTGTGGCTTCTATAATCCTATCTGTTAATGTCTTATATGCTACTCCTGTAGCCATTCCAAAAGCCATCTGACCCTCTTTTAACATACGATAATCTGCGGCATCAGATAAAAATCTAAATGCAGCTCCTAATGCGAATATTTGAGCCGCTAATGTTGCATAAGCAGGAACTATGCCTCCTGTAACCCCACGAGCCATATTTGCAAAGTTTTTAGTTTGATTTGCAGTTTGAATTATTCCTTTTTTAGTAGCGTAAGTAGTTTTTTTAGTTTCTTTTCCAAGTTTTTCTACGCCTTTACCGGCTTGTTTGGCGTCTCTTCCTGTTTTTTTCAGAGTACCCTTATCATCTACTTTTAACGTACCTTTTACTTCAAATGTCTTTTTTCTAGCCATGTTTTCTTGGTATATTAGAGGTTCTCACTCCTTGCTTTGCTGATCTCATTTCAGCATCATGTTTTCTTTTTATGTCTTTATTAATAATTTTAGTTCGAATAATATCAATTGCCTTTATAAAGGTTATCATTATTTTCGGATCTTCTACTTCATAAATGTTAAATAAAAGTTGTAAATCTGTATAGTCTTTTCCCATATAACTACCTGAAGATCCGTCCCATCTATCAGATAATAAGGAATATAAGTATAAACTTAATGTAACTTCGTTTGGAAAGATAGAGCCATTAATAAGATTTAAAGTTTCAATATTGGGTTCTTTTCCCATATGTTCCATTATTTTTAAATAATCTTCTTCGGACTTATATGATAAATCAAATTTTTTCTCAAGTAAATCTTGAATTCGTTCTACTTGGTCTAAGTAAAATTTTCTAAATCACCTACTACTTCTGTTACCCAAGTATCAAAGTCAGTTGAATTCTTCATAAGAAGTTCTGAATTTTCTTGTGAAAAAGGTAATTCTTCATCATCACTATAATCACTTGTGTCTACAAGTAATAATGTTTGAAGGATTGAATATTTTAAACCTTTCCAATCTTTAATCACTTCTTTTACATATACTTCTAAAAACTTATCTTCATCAAGGGTTTCTTCAAATGCTCTTGTTTTTTTGTTAAACTTTTGTTTTAAACATCTATTTCTAATTTTCATTAACTCTTCTCTTGCAAGATAAGTTAACTCAACTGAAAAACCTTCCATATCTGGATAGTCTATAGTAACTGTTTTACGAGGTGTCATCAAAGTTGCCAGAGATACTGGCGGAGTTGGTGGCATTTTTGTTTGTTCGTTCATGCTGGTTGTTTCCTATTGTTGTTTGTTAAAAAATGTTAGGGCGGCGTACCGCCCTAACAACCTAGTTATGCGTTAAGCAACATCTTTTCCATAAAATGTGAAAAGATCGATTTCGTTTGTTGAATCGAAATCGCTTGGTAACGCGTGGAAATTAGTTTCCATTGAAATTACTTCATCAATTGAATGAGAAGGTACTTCTAAATGACATTGTGGCATTTGTATTGTTACATACGGTGCTGTAGATGCTCCAATATCAAAAAGCAAAGTAAATGAGTTTTGAATATCAGTAGTTGCTTCTACAATATCCTCATAAAGTTCTGCACTTGAAGTAACACTTTGATTATCTAGATAGCAAGTGAAGTTTCCTCCAATTGATTTGCTACCTGTAACATGCCCTAATGGTTGGTTAACTACACCAAGAGTTTCTGGAGTCAGATAAGTAAGGTTATTACTCATAGTAATATTACCACCTGTTAAAGTAGTAACATAAGTTACATCAGTACCCCCTCCAGCTCCACCGCCAGAATCTCCTGTCATTGTTAAATCAGATACTCTGTTTCTTATGAAACCAGAAGTATTAGTTACACCTTCATAAATGCTTGTACTTGTTGCGTTAAGACCCGCGTGCTCTGTAATTAGTTTTCCGTTTCCAGACCAATTTACAGTAGCAATTCCATCAAGATCAAAATCAAATGATGCTTCTCCAACAGAACAATCAGTAATTTTATAAACCATCTGATCTGCTGTAGCAGTTCCTGTTGAATAATTATACGCAGTTCCTGCATGAGATGCTCCCAATACAAAGTAAAGGTCAAATACACCTACTGTTGCTTTATTAGCTCCAGTTTGTACTATGTCTAAGTTAGTTGCATCTGAAGTTAATCCCGCATTGACAGTTTGTCCAAAGAACATAGCCCATAAGGCTTCTGAAACCTCTCTATGGTCTCCATCTGTCGCATCGCCTCTTCCTGAGGTTCCTTGAGTACCTCCTGCAGAAGTGTAGGGCATCATATAAGTGGAGAAACTCCACTCAACTGGCGCATAAGAGTCGTTAAACATTGCACGACCTCTTCTACTTACTCCTGAGGAACTCTGTGCCTCATTTAACATAATTTCACTAGTATTTGTTGCTTGAGAAAACGAAAAACCGTCTAAGACGGGTAAGTCATAATACATATTTAAAGTACCGACTGCTGCCATTGGTACATGTGCAAACACTTTCGTATCTCTACTAAAATATAGTTTTGTTGCCATTATAGTCTCCTATAATAATCTTGAAAAGGGGAATATCTGTGCTTTTGCTTCAATATCCCGTTTTCTAATATCGCACCTCTATTATCATTTCACCAATACCGAGAGGTGCTAACACTCCTTCATCAGTATCAATACTGATGATGGTTTGTTGTGCGGTACTAGCGCTTCCGTATGAATCTGAATAAGCAATACTTAAATTGTTATCCAGTACGTATTCTATATCTTCGAGTAGTAAACAAAGTGCCTCAACTGGGTCCTCTTGATTTACATATGCTCGAATTGTAATTGTTAAAAATCTCCACCTATTATTTCCACCGTAATATTCTCTTGTTTCTGTTCCCGCAGATAGGTGTACTGCAGGATAAGTGCTAATTTCGTCCCAAAATTTCATTGTTGGGAATACTTGATCAGCAATATCAGTTCTATAATCCCCTGTGCCATCTATATTCTTAAATTTAGTAACTAAAGCGTCTAAAATTTGTGATCTTCTTGTTGATGTACTTCTTGCCATTATATTCTCTTAGTTCTAACTAAACCAAATCTTGTGCCCATTATAGATTGAGCTAATTGTCTTATAGTTCCACCTATTATTTGTCTAGGATCTCTACCCCCTTTACCTTCAAATACTTCATATGGATCTTTCATATAAGTATATTGAATTTGTGTCAAATTAGGAAAAGGGACTATACTTCTTACTTCTGCACTTTGAGCAAATCGACCGGTTCTCCATTCTAAACTTCTAGGATAAACTCCTGTCATATTCTTCTTTAATTCATCTGGTAATGCTTTATTTAATAATTGTGTTAAAGC